GAACGAGGCAACGTCACCACCAGCGCCAGCAAGATCGCCGGTGCCCGCGTCGTAGGTGATCGTGCCCACACTGTCGCCGGCGTAGACCTTCGGGATGGTGAGGTCGACATTGGTGCCGCTGATCGAGCCGGACGAGATCGTGCCGACCGAGCGCGTCAGGCCCAGCGTTGCCGTGCCCGCCGTGATCGGCTGCGAGAACAACAGCCGCAGCGTCACGCCGTCGGACAGGATGGTTGCCGACACGAGCGCCGGCGGCGCGCTGACAGCCAGCAGCCGCGAGGATGCAATCCCCGTCAGTCTGGTGGACCGTTGGCTCGAAAACAGGACCGGCATCTTCCGCCCCTCAGGCCAATGCGTTGCCGCAGACGTCCTTGCCGCCGGCGCCGTAGCTTCCGGTGATGTCGCTCGCAGCCGTGCGGAGGGTCATGGCCACGCGGTCGCCGGTTAACGTAAACGTATTTGCACCAAGCCCGAACGACACCTTGTCCGTCGGCCCAACAACTTCAGCACCCGGAAACAACCACTCGGGCGCCTCCATCGCTTCTTCGTTCTTATACGCAGTTACCGTCCCGTCGTCTGCGATAGTCACGGCCAGCGTGTCGAGTGATCCGTTGTTTCCGTTAATGCTCGCGACGTTCACTATATCCCCAGAGGCATTAGAAATTACGGCAACCAGAGAGCCGCCGCACGTCGCTTCTGTCGCAGTCACGACAGCCTCTACAGCGACATAACCAGACGCAGGCCGCGAAAACCGCGCCGTCGTGAGTAGGCCAGCTGGCAGCAATACAGCTGCTCCGTCAACCGCAGCCGTGTAGTCCATCGACTGCTGGTCGTCGCCCACCGCCGGGCCGGCGTATATGTGGCCGAACTGTGCCGACAGGCTTCCGTCGTCGTCCAGCGGGTAGGCGCAGACGACTGGCTCGCTGCCGCCACCGCCGCTGCGCAGCTGTGAGTCGGACATGCCGGTCAGGCGGGTGGCGCGCTTACTCGCAAAGATGACCGGCATGCCGCCACCTCACACGTCGTCGGCCAGGACCTCGAAGGTCGCGGTGCCGCCGTTGCTGGTGCCGCGCACGGCCGTGATCGGGCCGAGGATCGCGTCCACCTTCGCGCCGTCGGCAGCGGCAATGTCACCGAGCGGCCACTTGTGCCAGATGGCATTGGCCGCGTCGCCGGCGATGACGTCGCGCGGGGTGATCGTGAACTCCCAGTAGGCCGCCGTGACGCCGGAGCCGGGGGACAGCGCCAGCGAGATCGGGGCCTGCCGGGTGATTTCGATCAGGCCGGTGGTGTTGCCGGTCGTCACCGCACCACGCCACGAGGCGTGGAAATACTGCGTGGTGCCGTCCGCCGGTACGGTCAGCTCTGCCATGTTGCGCCCTCCTGGTCAGTGGCCGCCGTCAGGCGACCACCTGGACCTTGAAGTATTGCGACACGGTCGTGCCGTTCTTCGTGGTGTCCTTGAGCACCTTGCCCGACACCTCGAGGGCCGCGTAGTCCTCGCCGATCAGGCCCAGGTTCTGCGCCGCGCCGATCTTCTGGCGGAAAACGTGCACGATGACGGCCTTGCCCGAGCGTGCCTCGTTGAGGCCGTCGAACACAATCTCGTACTCCTGCGCGCTGTTGAGCAGGGCCTCGACCTCGCTGCCGGCCGCCTTGGTGTAGTCGACCTCGATGGCCTCGCCATCGGTCGCCGCGGCGTCGGACTCGATGTAGATCCCGCCGGCCGTGACGCTGTAGTCGGTGTTCGCCACCAGGGTCGTCTTGCCCATGCAGGTCAGCGTGGCGGTGCCGTCGGTCGTGGTGCCGCCAACGGTCGTGCCGAAGGTCGGCGGCGAGCCGGCGGTCGTGCCGGCGGTCGTGACCTTGTAGTAGTAGTCGTTCGGCGTGGCCGGAACGATGTAGTCGCCCAGGTTGTAGGCGGTGCTGTTGGCGCGCGTGACGGCGTCGTCGCCGGCGGTGACCGTCACCGAGGAGGCGGTGTTGATCGGGTAGGTGGTCTTGACCAGGCCGCCGAGGTAGATGGTGTGGGCCTCGTTGGAGACCGAGCCGGCGACGATGGCGTTGACATCGCCGAACAGCACGACGCCCAGGTTCTCGGGCGACAGGTCGTGCAGCGTCATGGACGCCTCGACCGAGGACACGCGGCGCACCTCGTTGTAGGTGCCGCCGCCGGCCTTGGTGTAGTCCTTGAGCTCCTTGACGTCCTCGGTCACGTCGAAGGACAGGGCGCTCACGTTGCCGATATGGCGCAGCGGGGCCGAGGAGCCGGCGACACGGATGGATACCTTCCCGACGCCGATGTAGCTGTAGTCCGTCATGTCACTGTCTCCTGCGTTACGTTACGGAGCCACGCGAGGTGCTCCGGGTGGTGAAAATCAGCGGGAAGTAGCCGAATCCCGCATCGGTGTATGCCGGCCCCGGTGAGGGGGCCGCCTTCATGGCCGCGAACGCCGGCGAGGGCTTGAATCCCAGCAGGGCGTCGAGCACCAGGTCGATCAGGGCGGTGGCGTCCTCGCGGATGCCGTCGCCGCTGTCATGGCTCTTGGCGCTGCGCACCGCCACCACAATCGACCAGGTCGACTCGAGCGAGGTGATCGCGCCCGCGCCCACTTGTTCGACCGGCTGGTAGCCATCCAACACGACGTAGATGGCCGGAACAACCTGTGACCGCTCCTCGACCTGGGCGGCCTGCGAGGCGGTGAGCACGCGGGGCTTCTTCTTGCCGGTCCAGTCGGCCGCATCGACCTTGTCCTGCAGGCGATCGACGATGAGGGACTCTGCGGTCAGGAAGTTGGCCATGCGTCAGACCTTGAAGTGAGTGCGCAGGGCCGACAGGACGTCGGCGCCCCACTGTGGCGGGAGATCCACTTGCCCGGCAGCGTTGAGCGGCAGGAACGGGCGGGCCGGGATGGTGACCTGCTTGGCGAACACCAGGCCGCCGCGCGCCTTGTTTGCGAACACCAGGCGCTTCGCCTTCTTGGGCTTGATCGTGGCCCCGAACTGGTGGACCGGGCCGTACTGCACGTTGGTGCCGATGTCGACGTACTGCTGGGTCGCGTTGGCCGTGATCGACCGGTTGAGCCGGCCGGTGTCGCGCAGCGGCTGGCCGTTGCGGAAGCGCAGGGGCGCCCACACGGAACCAGTCGGGCCGCGGCCAGACCGGAAGCCGATGTTGATCTTGGCGGTGACCTTGCGCCCGATGACCTGGAACACCGGCAGCATGTTGCCGGCGGCCTTCTCGATCTCGTTGAGCGCGGCCTCGACCTGGGAGTCGTCGACCTGGATGGTGATCTTCGACACGGTCAGCTGCCCACGAAGCCCGACAGGGTGTCGGCGGTGAATACCCGCTCGACCTCGTGGTAGTCCGGCTGCCCGCCCGTCTGCGCCACGGCAGTGCCATCGGACAGGGGCAGCTTGATGATGCCCCGGGCGATGTCGCGCAGGCGCGAGATGGCCGACTCGTAGCGCTTGCGCACCTCCTCGGGTGCCCGGTCGTCCCACAGCCGGTAGCGCGCGATGTCGCAGGCGATGGCCTTGACCAGGTCGGGCACCTCGTCCAGCGGCAGCGCGTAGCCGCCGCCCTGCAGGTAGCCGTTGATCTCGGCGTCGGTGTCCGCCAGCGCGGTGTCGAGGACACCAGTGTCCTCGGTGCTGTCGTTGTTGCGGTCCAGGAGCTGCGCGATCTCGGTGCCGAATCGCTGTTCGAGGTCGGTCTTTGCGCAGTACGCCATCATCCCCTCCGATATGAAAAAGCCCGGCTGTTGCCGGCCGGGCTTTCTCCGTCAGCCAGTGCCCGATCAGGACATCTTAATCAGGAACACCGAGGCCGGGCGTGCGCAAACCACCTTCGGGTGCGAGGCGATCGCGATCTGCATGGCCTTGGTGCCCAGCGCGTCCTTGATCGGCGCGGCGCCGACGTAGTACGGCTGGCCCAGGGCACCGGCGCCGACCGACTCCATCGTGTCGTTCGGGGCGAACGCCTGGTAGAACACGTCCGAGGTGCCGACCGGGAATGCCACCGCCTTGTTGTCGGTGATCTTCACCGCGCTGATACCGCGGTAGCGCTCGAAGGTGACGCCGCCGTAGGTGACCATCATGCGCGGGTCGTTGCGCTGCTCCGCGGCCGCCTGCCAGTTGAGGTAGGTGTCGCGGATCTGCTTGTTCTCGATCAGGTTCTTCCAGAACCCGTCCGAGCACAGCACGTGCACGCTGGAGAACGGGATGCCGGCCAGCGCGTTCTCGACCGGCACGATGATCTTCTCGAAGATCTCCGCGCGGGTCTTGGTCGCGTCGGTCTGCACGGCGATGGTCTGCTCGGTGCCTGCCGTGCCGAACTCGGTGGTACCCGGGGCCAGCAGGCAGCTCATGCGCAGCGACTCGTGGGTCAGGTCCATCGAGCGGCGCAGCTTGGCAACCGTGCGGTCGCGGCGATCCTGGATGACCTCGGCCTGGCCGTTGACGCCGGCGCCGCGGGCGTTGAGCGCCTCATCGGCATACACGGCAGCATCGAAGCCGAAGGACTGCGTGGTGAACGTGTGCACCTTGCGCTTGTCCAGGCCCGTGGTCTGGCGCGGAGCGCCGCGCGCGATGGCGGTGAGCACCGTGCCGGCGTCGGTCGCGCCCTCTTCCACCGCGAGGGTGGTGGAGGTCAGCGGGACGGTCTCGAAGATGCCCAGCTCGCCGAGGCGGCCCGGGGTGTACGGAGCCTTGGCCAGCGCCTTGACCAGGTTCTCGCGGGTGAAGTAGTCGCGGAAAATGTCCATCTCGTATCTCCTGTGCGATACCTGGTTTAGGCGTTGCGGACGATGATGCCGAGGGCCGCCAGATCGGCGGTGCCGTCGGTGATGCCGGTGGCGTCGTTGGCACCCCAGTCGAGGTAGTCCTCCTTCACCTCCGCATCGCGGGCGATGATGGTGATCGACTGCGTGGCGGCGACGTTGTCGGCCGCATAGGCGAGGATGCCGGCGGCGACTTCGGTGCCGTTGGTCGCGGTGTTGTCGTAGACGGCGTAGTAGCCGCTGGCGGCAGCCATCGTGACCGTGACGGTGAACGTCTCGCCGGCAACCGGGTCGGTGCCCGCGTCGGTGATCGTCAGGCCGCTGAGGCCGCCGCCGCTGTAGGCGGTGTCACCCGTCGCGGTGCCGACGAACTCGCCGTCCGGATCTTCGTGCCGCCACTTCGACGTGGTGGTAGCGCCGCCGATGACGCAGGTGAAGGTGTGCACGCCGACCTTGGCGGCAGCGCTGGCCGTCGGGGCGGCGGTGATCGTGGCAGCGGCCGGGGCCGGGGTGCCGGCAGCACCGGCAGCGGTCTTGGCGCCGATGGTGATCTTGCCCAGCACGGCGCCGGCGACCAGGTCGCCCTGGCTGGCGGCGAGGGTCACGCCCTCGCGGGAGCGCGTGCCGTTGGCTTCCGACAGCAGGAACTCAAGCGCGCGGGCCGGTTCGTTGTACGTGGTCATGTTGCGTCTCCTGGTTCCTGGTGGTTACTTGTCGGTCTTGCCGCCGTTGGCGACCTGACCTGCGATGCGCTTCTGGATCTGCTCGACGGTCTCGCCGCCATGGCCGTCGTCGGTGGCGCGGGCGCGCTCGCCGAAGTCGATGACCTGCGGGCCGTTCTCGATGCCCAGCAGGTAGGCCTCGCGCTGGCTGACCTTCTTGGCCTTGTCGCCCTCACCGAAGTCGACGACGGCTTCGGCATCGGCCAGGCTCATGGCGAAGTCGACGATGGATTTCTTCTGCGCCGGGACGGCCTTGCCGGACTTTATCATGCCGTCCACGCGGGTCTCGATCTCGCCCCGCGCGATCTTCGCTTCACGGGCTGCCAGGCTGGTCTCCCGCTCGGCGAAGTCGGCGGCCTTGGCGGCGTCGGCCTTGAGCTTGTCGTTGTCGGCCTTGAGGCGGGCGTTCTCGGCCTGCAGGGCCTGGATCTGTTCCGGGGTCATGTCGTTCTCCGAGAAAGAGGCCGCGGGGGCCGGGGTTTCCATGGGGCGGCGCGCCTCGGCCTCGAGGTCGCTGACCACATAGGCGGGGATGACCTTGTCGGCCTCGTCCACGCCCTTCTCGCCGATGATCCACTCGCGGATGCGGCGGAAGGTCGAGGCGATGATGCTGGTGGTGTAGGCGTCGGCGAACTCGACCACGCCCTCCTCACCCTCGGCAAAGCTGACGTCCTTGAGGCCCTTGATGGCCGGCGGCTGGGCGCCCAGGAAGGCGACGTGCCGCAGGTACAGGGTGCCGGGCTTCGGGTTGGCCGGGCTGTCCGGCAGGTACCAGGAGGCGCTGCGCTTCTTGTAGGCGCCGCTGGCCACCAGCTCGGCAAAGTCGGCGTTGATCTGGTCGGGGATCGCCCGGACCTTGCCGTCATCGGCGAACTCGAGGCCCTTGATCCAGCCGAACGCCGGGGCGTTGTCCTTCGGGTGGCCGACGACGATGGGCGCCTCGTGCAGCGCCGGGTCGTATGCCGCCACCGCCGCGCGCAGCATGTCCTCGGAAAAGTCGAGGGTCGCGCCGCTCATCGCGGTGTGCTTGCCGGGCTTGAACAGCTCGAACGGTTTCACGTGGCCTGGGTCCGGGTGGTCCTGTGATGGGGCCGACGCTACCGGCGGCCCGGAAGGCCGGCAACCTGTGACCATTGCGCCGCTAGTCGGCGGGATGGGCGGGGGCATTGCACCACCCCGCGCTGCGGGGTACTGTATGGACATACAGGGCGCCCGCCCTGCCATCGAGGACAGAGACATGAGCACCTACCGCATCAACACCGAGAACACTGGCCTGGACACCGACGCCAAGGCACGCCGCATGGCCGAAATCCTCGCCAGCGCCGGCTACGACGTGGAATTCACCCGCGATTTTGGCCTCGTGAACCCGACCGCATCCTGCCCCTGCACGGATGCCGAGTGGGAAGCGGCCCTCATCCAGGCGGACGCGGAGGCCTGAGCCATGACTCACCTGACCAAACACCTCCCGCTTGAGCACTACGAGGGCAGCATCCTGAGCGCCCTCGGAAAGGGTGTGACCGTGGCCGACGCGCACCACGACCTGTCGCCGGCAGAGGGCGAGGCGGTCATGGCCGAGATCGTCCGCCGGGTGAACCTGCACGACAGGCTTGTGGCGGCGCTGCAGGCCCTGACAGCGGACTATGTGCAGGACGACGCTGTGGGCCGGGCGGTTGCGCTGCTTGCCGAGGTCGACGCCGCGAAGGAGGCCCGCTGAGATGGACCCGATGACCCGCGCACAGCTCGCCTACGACAACATGGCCCCGGACGACCGCAAGGAGCGCCGCGCCGACGCCATCGAGGCAGCCAAGGACGAGATCTACAAGATGCTGCAGAAGGACGGCCAGGCCGTAATCTGGACCAACGGCCGCAAGGTCGACCTCAAGGCCGAGGTCGAGCGCAAGCTGGCCAATGACTACGACCTGTCCCGCGAGGAGGCGATGCTCCTGGTGTGCGACGAGTACGCAGAGGCCGTGGCCTACAACGGGATGACCGGAGGTAGCGCGCCGTGAGCATGAAGATCATCCGCTTGGCAGCCGCAGGCGCGGCAGTGTGCATCTGCCTGCTGATCGTCACCCACCGCGAGCCGGTGCAGCAGGGCCTCACGGTGACGTGGGAGGACGGCACGACCGTCGAGATCGACCGCGCTGACGGCTGGACCCGCGCGCGGTACTCGGACGGAACCGAGTGCATGTGGCGGGACGACAACCAGGCAGCAAACCGCTGCATCGACGCAACCGGGAAACCGATCAAGCTGGCGCCGCTGGCGTCCGGGAGGAAGTGATGAGCGAGCAATCCAACGAGATCCTCTATAGCGAGGACGGTGAGACTTTCTATCCTGGATTCGGTGACATGCTTGACCGGCTGGAATCGAACGGAGAGCTGGAAGTCGGCCGCAAGTACGAGACCTGCGAGGCGCGGACAGTGACTACGGCAGACCTCCGCATGGAATCGCTCGCCGGCTACGTCATGGAGAACATCGACGAGCGGCTCGGTGATCTTCGCTGCCTCGCTGAGGATGAGTACCCGTGCGATGACGTGCCGGCCGAAGGCAAGGCGGAACTGGCCGAGCTGCTCGCCGGATGGGTAGAGCGCAACGTACTGGCCGGCAAGAACTACTCGCGGTTGCTGACGGGCACGGTCAAGGAGCACGAGATAACCAAGCAGGACGTGGCGGATTTCACCAAAGCACCTGCCGACAAGGTGGAGGCCCGCTGACATGACCGCCTGCCCTGACTGCGGAGAAGGAGGATTGAATGAGCTGGCTCTTTTCGCTGGCGCTGGCGGAGGCCTGCTTGCAACGGAGCACCTTCTGGGATTCAGGCCGGTTTGCATTGTCGAGCGCGACGACTATCGTAGACGGGTTCTTTGCCAGCGACAAAATGACGGACACATTGGAGCAGCCCCTATATGGGATGACGTTTGCTCCTTTGACGGTAGACCGTGGCGCGGCGTGGCTAATCTCGTGTCTGGAGGCTTCCCTTGCCAAGCATTCAGCCGCGCGGCTCGGGGCAACAATACCGCCGTCAACCTATGGCCTGAAATGCTCAGGATCGTTTCAGAGGTCGCTCCACTTCTCGCATTTGCCGAGAACGTCACGCGCGAAGCCATCGACTTCGCCGCTGACGACCTCGAGTCGTTGGGTTACTCCGTCAAGTGCATGTCTTTGTCGGCGGCTGACCTGGGTGCTGACCACATTCGGGAGCGACACTGGCTACTTGCATACCCCGACAGCAACCGCGAACTACTCCGCGCCATCTATGCAAAAGTGGAAATGCGCGCGCGAGTTTTCTCGAGTTTTTGGTGCACCGAACCATGCAAACCACGAGTGGCTGATGGGCTGGCCTTCGGGATGGAGCCTGTGCGAGCCACTGGAGACGGGCAGGTTCCAGTCGTGGCTGCAAGCGCATTCTTGCAGTTACTTGGGAGTGCAGCGCGATGACAACGGCATGCCCTGACTGCGGCGCACCGCTGACCGTGGCCACGGTCGTGCGCGGCTACGCGGCGGAATGCCCGACGGCAGACTGCCGGGCGATTTTCGTGGCGCACGGCCATACGGCTAACGCGGCGGCTGACAGGTTTGTCCGCAGGTGCGAGGAACACGACTACACCATAGCGCTGACCGAGAGGCTGCGCGCACTGATTGGAGGGGAAGATGCTTGACGGGATTAAGCGCCTGTTGGCGCAGGACTACGGTACGGCTGCGCTTGGCCTGAACCAGGTTGAATGGCTGGTAGCGCAGGCCGAGGAGTTGGAGCGGCTGCGGGAGCATACCAACGACCTGCACCGTGTAATCACGGAGGCGCACCACGTCGTAATTACCAGCGACCGCGTATGGGGCGGGACTGAGTGGGTTAACCACCCGATGAGCACCATTACCAGAGCCAAACTGCGACGAATCCTTGAGGGCTACAAGGGCGAGACAGCCACCCCCGTCCCCGCGCAGGACGACGCGAGGGATGCGGAGAGGTGGCGTTGGCTGCGCGAGAACGGAAAGGAGATGACATACGACGCGCTGCTGGAAATCATCGAGGAATACGGCGAACGAGCGGACGCCAAACTCGACGCAGCCATCATTGCGGCCAAGGGCGGTGTGTGATGGACGTTCCATTCCTCGGTTTCCTGATCTGTTGCGGCGGTGCGGCTGCCTGCACAGCACAAGGCGACTTCGCCGGGGCTGGCATTGCGCTGATCGCTGCGCTTGCCTGCGCTGGGATTTCGCATTCCAAGAAGGAGGGCTGACCGTGAGACACCTGAACATGGAAATTGAACGACTCCGCGCCCGCGTGGCGGAACTGGAGGCGCAGGAGCCGGTGGCGTGGATGCACGAGACTCGCGTCGATGTTATCCATGACTCTGTTAAGACGTTGTTGAAAACTCTTTCGGAAGGCGCCGGGCCGGAGTCTTTGCACCGGC